GAAGTGTTTTTTCAGAAAATGACGCCTTACTTTCGACAAGTTCTTGAGCTGTTTTAAGCGCACTTGCTTTTTCTTCGTCTGCTTTGCTTGATGTTTGCTTTGTAAGAGCATTTGAACCGCCGATAGCTAAGATAGCTACCAATATCCAAAACCAAACTTTTTTATAAAAAGGTTTATAATCTTTTTCTTTGTTCATAACATCTCCTTAAATTATATTTGCTAAATTATAATATTCCTCTTTTACCATGATTTCATTTGTCACGGTTTTTAGATTGTAGTAGGACATGAATTTGAGGTAATCAAACTCTGTAGGGTCGTCTAAGCTTTCTATCGCATCTTTTACGAGATGATGGATCATATTCCTATCAGCTTCATTTTCGCATCGTAGGCGAGCGTTCTGGTATTCTGAGCGTGTGTGGTCCTTGTGTCCTAGTTCATGAAGTAGGACCTTAACCCTCTCTTTTTTACTAAGTCTACTCGACAGGAAAGCTGTATTGGTTTCTTTTTCGTAAAATCCAAGTTCGTCAGGCATCAAATTTCCATCAAAATCGATAATACGAATCTGAAAATGACTTATAATTTCTTTTTCGGTCACTAAGCAGTACCTCTAATCACCAGCTTCTTTTAGATAACCTTCAATGATAGACTGGATGATTTTCTTCTTTTCATCTGTTAATTCTCGGCCACCAAACATCATGACATTCGATGCCATTTCTTCAACGTTTAGAGTCTTACCTTCCCATTTGTAGTCATGACTACCAGCGATTGCTGGGTTATCCGTGCGACCAAGTAAATAATCTGTGGACACGTTGAAGTAGTCAGCAATCATTGAAACTCGTTCAACATTTGGTGTGGATTTCTTCATGTTATAAATTGTATTTCTGCTAAAACCTAGTTTTTCTTCAAGTTTATTTAATGAAATACCTTGTTTGTCAGCCAATTCTTTTATTTTTTCAAATGTGAAAAACATTGATACATCAACCTTTCTAAGGCATGACAAAAAATATTTAATAAATTTACTACAAAACCGTTGACAAAGTTTAATAAATTTACTACAATAGTTTTTGTAAGCTAAAGAGTTAGCGAACAAGACAACTAAAAAATAAAGCCTGATGAAACTGATTGGCGTCCGTTTTCTAGGTAGAACCTTACTTTTTAGTAGGTCTTTTCTCTATGTTTTGATTTTAATAAATTTATTTATCAATGTCAAGAAATTCGCTAACTTTTTAGATAATTTTTTAAAAAGGAGGTCAGGTATGAACGAAGAAGACCTGAAAGAATTATTGGAACTCTTAGCGACAGATTATGGGCGAGGGTATCTAGATGGAGTAGTTGGGGGACTTTCAATGCTTTTGAAAATTTCAAAAGAAGCAGAGAAATATAGAAAGGAAGAAAATGAGTAAAGAACTAAAGATAATCAAGGCTAAAATCAAAAGTCGTTTGATTGAGCTTGATATGACTCAAGCTGAGTTAGCAAAACAAGTATTTGTTGCACCATCAGTTATTTCAGAGCTTCTGAAGTATGGAAAAGGAAGTGATTATGTGAAAGAAAAAGTCGTAGATATTTTGGGTATTGAAAACCCTTGGAGAAATCACTGAGAGGTCCATACATGCAAGCGAAAATAATACTGAATTGGCAGAAGAAAAATCACCAACTTAGTCAGATGATGATCGATAGTCTTGAGGGACTAGATGTTTGGGAAACTATTTTAACACTAGGAAAAGTAAGAAGAGGAATATTATGAACGAAATTTTTAATTTTCACGGGCAGGAAGTCCGTACTTTGACAATCGATGACGAACCTTGGTTCGTTGGGAAGGATGTTGCAGATATCTTAGGATATGCGAATTCAAGAAAAGCAATTTTTGACCATGTAGATGATGACGATAAGACGGATGGGGTAACGATTCGTGACGCCATGGGTAGAAATCAAAACCCTATCGTCATTAACGAATCTGGTCTCTACTCTCTCATTCTTTCAAGTAAGCTTCCACAAGCTAGAGAGTTCAAGCGCTGGGTTACATCAGAGGTCTTGCCATCCATTCGAAAGCAGGGTGGATTCATACGTGAGGATTTGGACGAGGATGCCTTTATTGCTCTATTCACTGGCCAAAAGAAATTGCGTGAGCAACAAGCGACCATGCTAGAAGATATTGACTACCTCAAGAGTGAGCAACCGATTCATCCTAGCTATGCTCAATCATTACTGAAGAAGCGCAAAGCTCGTGTCGTGGCTTGCTTAGGTGGTATTGATAGTCCAGCTTATGCGGATAAGACTTTCGCTCAGTCAGTCTTTAGACAAGCTGAGATTGATTTCAAAGACCACTTCAACATTAGTCGCTATGATTTGCTACCGAAAAAGTTTGCAGATGCAGCCTTGGCCTACTGGATGACGTGGGAGCCAAGCACAAACACTAAGATGAAAATCATGAAATTAAACTCATTTGATGACATCTAGAAAGGGGAAGAAGATGGACAATGTTCTACTTTCACTGTCTGAATGGATTAAGTCCATTATCAAGGACACAATCACAAGGCTAGTCGAAATAGAAAAAGATAGTGATCACTATCCAGAGCTGATGGATGTGAACACTACCTGCGAATTTCTAGGAATTAAGTATGCCACCTTTTCAGATAATTATCGTTACTTAAAGGGATTTCCAAAGGAATTACCTGGTAAGAAATGGTCAAAAAGAGCCATCAAAGAATGGCTCTCGAATCAAATATAATAACTTTACTAAAAGGCTTCTGGACAAGGTCTTAGCAAAATTATTTGACTATATTATAGCACAAAAAGAGGATAAAAAACATGAACAATTTACAAATTATCGCAGTAGGCACACTAGTATCAGTAGTATTGATTGAATCGCTGATGATGAATATCAAGCTTAAAATGGCCATGAGACAGAAAAAGAAGATTCAATTTCAAGCGCCACAAGTTGAAAAAGGGTTTATCGACTTTAAAACTGGCCGACGTGTGGACATTGATCCCGTGACACGAAAAGAAACATTTGTGGATTAGTAGAGAAACGGAGGGTATCAATGGTAGTTAAAAACAAGCGATACTACTGGATTCAACTAGCTCAGGATTTTTTCAAATCAAAAGAAATGAAATTGCTTCGTAAGATTGCAGGTGGCGATACCCACACTATCATCTATCTCAAAATGATGTTGATTAGTTTAGAGGATGGCGGGCACATCTACTATGATGGACTTGCTGACAATCTAGCTGAAGAAATTGCTCTTGTCATTGATGAAAACGTTGAAGATATCAAAATTACATTGATTTTTTTAGAAAGCAAAGGATTGCTGACTAGAAACTCTGACCGTGATTATTTTTTAGAGCAAGTTCCTGAGATGGTTGGTAGTGAAACAGCAAGTGCCAGAAGGGTTCGTAAGTTTCGAGAGAATCAATTAGCGTTACAATGTAACAACGATGTAACAAAGCGTAACGGAGATATAGATATAGAGAAAGATATAGATACAGAGATAGAGAAAGATGTAGATAAAAATTCAATCGAAGTCATCGTGGAAGAATATCAATCTCGTATTGCTCCGTTGGATGGAACTCAATTTGAAATCTTAAAAGAGTTCATCACATTGGATGGTATGGAAGCGAAAGTTGTCCTGAAAGCAATTGGTCTTGCTGCTGACAATGGTAAAAGGAACTTTAGTTATATCAGAGCGATTTTGACGAATTGGAAGAACGATGGAGCTTTGACTATTGCAGCAGTTGATGAACGTGAGCGAGCGTACAAAGAAAGCAAAAACAGTAAACGTCCAGGTAATCAGAAATCAAATGTTCCTGAATGGTCACAACCTAACTATGTGAATACTACGAGTGAGGAGACCAAGGAAGAACTTGAAAAACGGAAACAGGAAATGCTAGAAAGACTTGAGAAAGGAAGAGACTGATGTTTATTTTGAAACATGGAACAAAAGAAGAAAAACCGTACTTGATGTCTGCTAAAATCGGCGTGACTGGAATAGATATCTCATTTTCAGAAGAGAGAGGAGCGATTCGGTTCGTTTCTCGTGCAGTCGCAATGCAGGTGGCCAAGGCACTAAGATCGTTTGGGAATTTTTATGTGATTCAGGTGAAGGGATGATTGGAGGTATTAATCATAAAGACAATGACAGTCTGGGCACTCTTTGATAGTGGAAATGGTTCTTACTTTAAGGGTGCTAACTCTCTGAATAGTT